GCTTTATTTCCGCGAATTGACTGTTCAAAATCCATAGAATTAATCTCCTTGTATACATAAAATAATTCTCATTTATAACTTGCTATTTATTCCATAAAGAGCGAATATACACATACCGAAAGGGAAAACACAGACAACCGAAAGGGAGGAAAAGAAAATGACAAAGCAGGAAGTAAACGAAATCATCACCAGCAAAGCAGCCGAGTACGGATTCGAGATTGAAGAAAACTCGATGGGCTGGAACAACAAGCGCACAGGGCAGGATTACATCAACATCCAGATTTTCCAGAACAGCAACCTTGAAAAGACCGACTGGGGAAACCACAAAGCCTGCATCGACATCGAAGCCAGCGCAAGCGTAAGCCGGATGGGCGGAAGCCCCACACCGGAGGAGCTTTTGAAGGCCGTCGATGAGATTGCAAGGGGAGCAAAATTCACGGCAGAACTTCAGAACATGAAACTTTCCTACGAAAGAACCTTCTAAGCCGAAAGCAAGACCGGAGCACCGCTCGAAAGGGCGGTGCTTTTACTTAGCGATTATTTTTTCAAAGGCAATGTCTCCACGGACATATCCATAGTTATCGAGCTTTATTTCCTTGAATCCATACTTTTCATAAATGTGAATAGCAGGTTTAAGGTGGCTGTTGGATATAAGAAAGAGCTTCTTGGCTCTATGATTTGCTGCCCACTGCATGGCGGCTTCAAATACAGCACTGCCGCAGCCTTTGTGCTCTCGGTGCTTGTTGGATGCCAATTTACAAATTTCCCAAGTGTCATCAGGTATGGGCTTGGCCATACAGGTAGCTAGAGCAACACCGTCTTCAATGGCAAAATAAATCATTGAGCCTTTCGATAATTCCTCATCTATTTTATCAAAGGTTTCCTTATCTTCTGGTTCAAGAAAGCCAAAATTATCAACAATCCATGCAGTATTAAAGTCGATGAAATCCTGTTTGTATTTTGAGTCATATTCTATAATTTCCATCAATTTCTCCTAACTTGTCTGTTCGTTTAATTTTTCAGAGGGGGATGATACCTATGAATTTCTTTACAAAACTATTCCGTTCACGGGACAAGCCCCAAAACTTCTATCACTTCAGTGGCTGGCCGTTCGTTTTTGGCAGGTCAGCCAGTGGCAAAAAGGTCAATGAGTTCACCGCCATGCAGACCACGGCGGTTTACGCCTGCGTCCGCATCTTGGCTGAATCCATCGCCAGCTTGCCGCTTCATGTCTACGAATACAAAGGTCAAGGCAAGGAACGAGTGCCGGGGCATCCGCTGTACTTCCTGCTCCATGATTCGCCCAATCCTGAAATGACTTCTTTTATATTTCGTGAGACGGCCATGATTCACCTGCTTTTGTGGGGAAATTCTTATTCGCAGATAATCCGTGATGGTATGGGGCGAGTGGTGGGGCTTTATCCGCTGTTACCTAACCGCATGAGTGTTGACCGGGATGAGCATGGTGAGATTGTCTACACCTACACGCCCATGCGCGACAGCAATCCCAAAATCAAAGGCGGCAGTCAGATTAAGCTGCGGCGGCAGGACGTTCTGCATATTCCGGGGCTGGGTTTTGATGGTCTTGTCGGCTATTCGCCCATAGCCATGGCGCGAAATGCCGTGGGCATGACCTTGGCCTGTGAGGAGTACGGCTCGTCCTTCTTCGCCAATGGTGCAAGACCTGGTGGAGTGTTAAAGCACCCCGGAGTTCTCAAAGACCCATCGAAGTTGCGAGAAAGCTGGCAGGCGGTTTACGGAGGTACTGCCAATACAGGCAAGGTAGTGGTCTTGGAGGAAGGTGTGGATTATCAGCAGATATCCATACCGCCGGAGGAGGCGC